GGGGGGGAGAAGAAAAGGAAGGGGGGGAGGAATGGCATCAGCCTATCGGTGGGGGGGAGTTAAAAGTACAATGCCAGAGGCTACCGGGGAGAAGAACTTCTCTACCCACAAAAAGAAAAGAAAGAACACCCAAGATGCCCAAACCAAAAACCTCGCAGCCTGTCCACGTCCAAACCCGACTACAGCACGAAGGGAAAACAAGTCTGGGGGATCAACTTGCACCCACACCTGACCCCATGCCAGAGGTGGCTCAGGGTGTGAACTGAACCACTGTATCGCAAGGGGTTTTACCCCGTAGTTTCCACCACGCACAGTTAGGCAACCATCGTCACTCCAAGTCCGAAGACATAGAGATCAGCGGTAGCCCCCGTCGGGATAACAAGACCACCTGGGAAAGTGACAGAAAAACTCGGACTGGAGTTCGACACAACAAACGAGCAAGTCACCGTAGTGGTGGTCGTAACGGCGACAGAAGGGCAGGTAACGGAATTCACCGTATCGGCAACAAAGCCCCCCACCAACGCGCAGCCATTGAAGACATTAGGCGGGAACAGAGTACACGCCGTAGATCCACCAACTGCGGAGTAGATGAAGAGGTATTTGCCGGGAGGAGCTCCCGTAATGTAGATTGCAGCGTAAGTAGAGGTGATGCCCAGATCACTCCCATTGGCGGCAGTCGCCACCAGATTGCCCAGTGTCGTACCGCCAAGAATTTGTGACCCATTGACAACAGCCCCAGGCATACTCTGCACATGAGACATAAGGCCCAGCCCAGCAGGAATGGTGGGTCGGACCAGCTCAATATCATACGTCAACCACAACTCGCCAATCACCCCGGATGAAGCTGTGGTACCAGTAACACACATGATCAATTGAGCCTGGTCAGTCAGACTAACAGGTAAAGAGGAAGTTGCCTGACGAACCAGGAAATTGGACACTACATTCTGGCCACGCTTACACTCCATGGGCGCCACGAAGCTTAACGAGGGTTTGGAATCGACTGCCCAATCCATCTCCAGGAGGGCCATCTTGCTGGTAGGCAAGGGAGCCGCAGGATTATAGGAAAAGGCAACCGCCACAGACCCCAAAGCGGAGCTGGCACCACCAACAGGAAAATCACTCGATGTCGACTTAAAACACGCCAACAGACCCCGAATCCGATACTCAACAAAATTCTGGGCAATAGAAGAAAGCCAAGGGAAGGTCTGAGGCAACCCGGGGTTGATGGGCCAGGTAGTCATAGTCGTGGAACCACTCGTGAGCAAAATTTCAGAAACATACTCACGATGTCGGATTCTCACAGAATTTGAGAATGCCCCGCCGAAAGAGAGCTCCCCATTTGTGAGAAGGGAGTTACTGTTTGGACGGGCGTTTCCCATAGTCCTGTAATCACCTGTTCCAAAGATCCGACCCAACAACATACCCAAACCACCACCCACCCGAGCGCCCATCGGACCAAAGTACGACCCAACAGTAGAGCCTGTCGTCTCCATGGGGCCAGGGGCGGCCGCAACCACCTCCTTAACAACGACGGTTTTCGGTCGCCGCTGGCTTCCAGAACGCGAAGAGGCTGAACGGGGACGAGAGGAATGAGAGCCAGACCGTTTAGGTCGGCCAACTCGTCCCTTACCCTTGCCCTTGCCCTTAACATGTGTCATAAGGTGCTCCTGATCAAAAGAACGTGTACACCACCACCCGTGCAACCCAAAAGACCCACAGCCCACGAGATAAAAGGAAAGAGAAAACAAGGGAGTCAAAACTTCCCAAAAAGAGAGGAGAAAAGAAGAGAAAAGGGAGGCAACAAAACACACAAGAGAGGATACCCCACCCATACGCCTATACAAGAGGATAAAGTCGCTGGCAGAATCACTCCAGGTACTGACTAAACGCAATCTCAAGGGCTTCTTCAAGGGTTTGATGCCCAGGAAGACCCCCATCAAGACTACGCTCAGAACGGTACCTGTCATAATCCTCAAGGAAAGAGAAAACCGGGGTAGGAATTGGGAAAATAACCCCGGTCTCACGGACAAAACGATACGCTACCAGCTCCTGCATAAGCCCGGTATACATACCGTCCACTTGCTCGACCTCCTCACCAACAGGAACTTGCCAAGAAGACAACATACGGCATGGCTCCGAAGGTATCCGGAAGACGAGATCCCCAATTCTGGTAGACACCCTGCTCAAAAACGGCGCATGACACTGTGCAGGATACAACTCGCCGCTCATAACATCCAGCTTCACGCGTGCGCCAAAACGGTTCTGCATGAGGTCGATGACAGACTGTAGGGCCCCCACAGAGGGAGGCGTCTCAAGGTCATCATCCCCACACATCACCCAATCGACGTGGCCCAAAACCTCATCCACCGGGCAGTCAAAGTATTCCGCCCAGCAGTCGAAGTGCATCAGGTCATTATTGCAAGAATTGATGACCCCAGTAAGGTACCCCCCACTGGAATTGCCACCACACTTCGCCAACACAAAGCCGTCAGCAGCGACGACCAAAGAGTAGGCATAGGAACGAGCAAACCAGTCAGCCACACGCTCAGACACAACCCCCGAAGCCAAAGTCAATGACTTAACGAGAGCATAGATCACGTTGGCCGGTTGGCTTTCATCATAGCCAGTGTAGTCCATCCCAGCAGTGGGCCGCGAACCCACTCGCCCCACAACAATGTCCAACCACCTAGGATAGGTGTTGTACAAAAAGATGCGGGGATGAGAGTGCTCAGCAGCGGTCACCATCCTCTTAAAAACACGCATAGAAGCCAGCAAGAGCAGAGCATCAGAGCCCTGGATAATCCGCCAGGAGTTTGAAAGCTGCTTCTTGCGACTGTAACGATCCAACTTGAGGTGCACCCTGAAAGCGGGAAGGTGGGGTTCACACCCCTCATCGATATCCCGAAACAAGGCGTCGATCCAAAAATCGAAAGTTCCAGCGCCAACGGCAGTCTCCAAAGCCTCAAAGTCAGGATAGACCTGGTCAAAAGGCTCTCCGGGCTTAGCACCCATTTCTTTGGCCCCCAGAATTTCCTCCATGTCCGCCCCCTGCCCAGGACGCCACCCGGACAGCGCGGCAGACTCCATCCAAGATTTTACCACACGCTTCAGGGCGTCATCAGAAAAACGCCCACCACAACAAACCATGTTCAGCATGTTCACCTTCGCAAACTCCGGAGGTCCCCGGCACGTTGAATGGGAGATATAGCGGGGGTCAACAAAACCATTTCTGCGGGTAGTGTATCTCACAGCCTTGCTTTGAAAAGAGAGTGGTGAAACCAAACCCTTAACCAAACGGCGTTGAGGCATTCCCTGCAGTCTAAATTTCATCGACTCCCGCACGAGTCCCTAGAGCATCGTGGGACACAACGGTGGAGCCACGGAGGGAAGACGCAAAGCGTAATTGGTGTCCCTCTTGTTAGAGCTGAAATGAATCCCATAGGGGCAGAGTTTCCTCCTTATGGCCCCGCTGCCTACCTTAACCGGTAGGTCCACATACAGAACAGACCCACACGTCCCGCCAGACGATCCGTCCTGATAACTAACAGTCGCATTGTGACTCACCTCATCTTCCTTGTCGGTCGCGGTTATAGTCCCCTGGGAAGAAAGATACCCAGAAGACACATCAGGATCTGCGGTGAGAGATAACACCGCGGCCGCGACCCTGGGCTTCTTAGAAACAACGGGCGTGAGAAGGCACCCTTCGAAGACTCGCAGCTGGTCGGCAGTCACAACAAAGTCGCCCAAGATGAACGAAGCCCACAGTCCTACGGGAGGAATGTGGTAGTCAACCTTGAGTTCAAAAGTATGCCTGCCGCATACGATAATCGTGGGACAAGAGCGCCTCACAAAAGCCAACTGAGGCTGGGTGTGCTCCTTGGCAGGGAGCGCCACCGTCACAATATTAACCTGACCTCGGCTAGGCGGCTGTCGGATTGCCACCACAACAGCATTCCAGCGCCCAGTAGCACCCTCAGGCACCACACACAACGGATACGCCAACGGCGCAGGAACACTAGAGGCCACCCCCTCAGCAACCCGCTTAACGGGGATAACCTCAGCAGTGTCTGGCACTCGACTCACTTCCAGATCCACCGCGGCCACGTCACAGACCAACGAAATCTTGGCGATCTCTGCCACTGGAACGGCAACCTTCTCCGAACCGCCAAGTGAGCTTACAACCCGCATCGCTGGCCCGTCGCCAGAGACGACGACGTCGGCCACCACCGGAACAAAACCAGGCTTCTTCACAAAGTGCGTCATCCGGGCGCGACCAGCGCGCCGCGAAGCAACCAACCTCATGAAAGCAGCCCGCATGGCCTCCAAGTCACTAAACCGGTAGGTTAAACCAAGGACTCGCAAGGTCTTGGCCTGGGGGTGCGCTCTCTGTTGCAGGCCGAGCCACTGCAAGAAGTGGGCGGAGAGCTCAGCATGAGGAACCAACGTAGCGACACTAAAGGACGCACCCCCGGCTTCAGGCATGCGGGCCTTACTGGACGCCTCACGGTAAGCCTCAAGGGCCCGAACATACGTGACATAGTCGTTGCGCGACTCTTCACAGTAGTAAGCGGCCTCATGAAACTCATCCTCAAGGCGTTCCAACACGGAATCGCCGTTGGTCTCAAGGAACTCAGTCCAATCCTCCTCCTCGCCGTGGAGCAACCTAGAGAGACGCCCCCTGGCTTCCTCCATAAGGTAATCATCCTCGGTCATCTGAGACCCGTCAGAGTACAGGTCAGATTTCTCATCCCACTCAGGCAGCAACTCAGAACCATCCTCCGCGACATAGCGCTGCCCCTCAAACCTATCCACAAAGCCAAAATCATAACGGGCCGCGTGCGGCTCGGCATCACTGGCGTTCCTGTACTTCTGACGGTCGGCGTCGGACAAGCCTTCATAGCGCTTCCGATTCGCTGCCGCCCAATTGGAACCGCCCATACCGGGCCTCATACGGCGCACCTTACCACCCTCGGGAAAACGCGCCAAGACCTCAGCCTCGGTCATAAATTCACCGCTGGTAATGGGGCCAAAGCTAGAAAACCCGACAGTGCGCAGAGCCCAGGCATCACGCATGACGGGAAGGTAACCAAGAGTGGTGCCAGAGCCATCGCGCGCGGTACGTTGGCGTGGCAGACAACGAGTCTGATACTGCACAACCATACCGTTGCTAAGCAACAGCGTGACATCAACCCCCTGATTCACTCCCCAATCATCACCGTGGTCCACCGGATCATACTCGTCGGCACTGGCTGAGGGCGCAAGAGTTCGCCTCACAATGGTGATAGCATCACCAGGAGAGCTTTGCTCATACATCGCTAGCCGGTCGTCGAGCGTCGGTAAAGAAGCCATACGCACGGGGGGGGCGGCGGTCGTCACGACTCGCCCTTCCAAGTACTCAGTGAGGGGAACACTAGCGCCACCTACGACAAACTTCATGTCAAAAAACGAGTGGCCACGAATGGCAGCCCAGCTGCGCGCTACTTGAATCTGCAGGTCACTCAGTACACAGAAAACTGAGTTAAGATTCTCAGCCACCATGGCATTGGCACACAAGGCCGCAGGGTGGTAGCGGGGAGCTCGGGCTTTTGGCTCTGGAGTGTCAGGCGCAACTCGGGCTCGGGGAGCAGAGACCGCCCCCGGACCAACCATGGCCTGCACACCCCCAGACCTCACCACAGAGCCCCCACTCCCTAAGGAAGGAGATGGGGGAAGAAAAGCATGGAAGATCGGCTCCTCTGGAGAGGGCACCGGCGCGTCGCGGAGAGCGCAACGTCGCTGGACTTTCCGCTCCAACATCCGCTGAAATTCCAGTCTCATCATCACCTCAGTCCGACCAACCCATGCGACCCACTCATTGGTGTCAACCAAGCGCTGGGCATCGACCATATTAGAAAAAGCGGTAAACGTAATCATCCACGCCCGAAAGCTCCCGGCAATTCGACTGGCGGTCTTGCCCATAAGGAGAGGGCACGAAGTGCCTCCAACTAGAGCACGCATAGCATCGCAGTACTCTAGCTCGAGCCTCCTCACAAGGGCAACACGCGCAGCAGTTTCCTCAGCCCGCAACTTCCCTAGGGCAGAATGTTTCCGTACAACCGTCAGCACAACCGGTTCCTCGAAAAGGCTAAAGCGTTCGACGGTCTGCTTCAGCCCCGCAAGAGTCTCCTGGGCAATCTGGACTTTCGTGCGGAAACCAAACTCCTGAATGAGAGAAGCGATGGCCAGAGCGTCATTTGACTCCTCCTTGGTGATAACAGAGCGAATCTTGTCCACCAGGGAACCAAAAACATTCAGGCGCACAACCGCTTGTTTCTCAGTAATAAGAGGCGCAGTCCGCACAACAATACCAAACTCCCCAGGAGTGTCAGGAGGAGGCTCCCCGAAGGAGGGAAGAAAATCGAAAACCTCCCGCTCCTTCGGTTCGGGAATCAGATTCCCGTCAGCGTCCACAGCTTCAGCCACGCGATTGGCACGACCTGTCGTCAGCATCGCGTCGGCCACAAACTCCTGGTACTGCCCAATCGGCAGCAACTCCAACACCGCCGCCTCACACCTCGTGACGACCATAGACACCGACGTGCAGTCCCGATAAAAGGGAGGAAGCTGGTCTTCAGAGGGCATGGTCAATTCCTCGCGAGAGAAATACCGCGCCAAGAAATCCATCTCCCACCTCAAATCGAAACGTTGTGCCAGATCAAGAAACGTCTGGGGGCAATCATCAAGTCCACCTTCAGCAAACCTAACAACCGCCCCGTGAGGTTTCTTAACCAAGAGCCTACAAGCACCAAAAGGCGGGCGACCCACAGACACCTCAGCGCCCTCGGCGCTCCTTCCGACTGTGGGATACACACTTTCGGAGCCGCTCTGCGATGCGACTTCCGAAACGGACAGACCATCTTCAGAGAGATCTCTGGAGAGCCCCAATCTGTCCACACCATGCTCCTGGGCTGGAACCCTGGTGAAGGGAACCACACGGGGTACGGAACACCCCAACCAGCCCAAAACGATCCACAGCATCCAGATCAACACCATAGCCCCCACGGCGGCGGGGAACAAATAGAAGAAGATTCTGGACACGTACAGGTACGCACAACCACACGCGACGCAGGGGAGCAGAAAAATGGTGTAACCGTCATAGGCTATGACAGGCCTATTTTCGGCCATCCACTTCTCCGCATCCTCCGACATCCCGTCACCAGGGTGCCCAACCAACTGGCCAGCACCCGCGCCAAGGAGAACTTCCAACAACTGCTTACGCTGTGACGTAGGCAGGGTCATATAGCCTTCCATGTGCGAGGTATAGCCAGCAGCGGCCATCCTGGTGAAAACATCAGCAACCTCCTCAGCAGTTGGAGAGGCACTCAAGGGATAGCGCCATCCCGCCAACTCGCGCAGGACCTCTTTCCGAACCCCATACGAAATGAAACCTCGGTAGAGAATCAAGGCATAGTAGCAAAAGATGACGCCAAACGTCATGAGCCCCACAAGCCACATCATCCACTC